TCATCGCGCGCCTCCGGTGACAAACGGCACGGCCTTGACGATGGCGACATCGCCGGACTGTCCAAGGTCGGATTCGAACGAGTAGCCGAAGGGCCAGCGCGCACCTGTGATGGCCTTGTGCCGCCTGTCCCACCGATCCGAATGCTCTTCGTCCGAGATGCCATCTTCAAAGGGGTCCGGCATCCTGGCCAGGCGCTTTTGCAACGAGTGGAAGAAGGCATTCACCCGCCTCGCTGCGGCGTCGGCTTCGCCCTTCGTGAGTGCCGCGGCCACCACCTCCAGACTGTCTTCGTAGCCAATGACGGGGCGGACGATCACCCACGCCTTCTTCATGCGGCACGTCCTTTCCTCGACCGTCCGCCCAGCTTGGCCTGGGCGGCGCGCTGCTCGCACCATCTGCTGATCTCGCGGATGAAGATGCTCAACCAGGGCGACGGGTGCTGGGAAGGCAGGCCAGTCGCCTCGGTGGCTTGGCGCGCGCACTCGTCATAGTCCGGGAGCGGCGTGGCCGGATCCTTCGGGACCATTACCCAGCCTTCGGGCGACACCGCATCATTGACCACGGCGGCAAAGTCGCGCGCCAGGTCGATGCTCATCCATCGTCCGGTCTTGTGGTCGATCACGTCCGGCCCGAAGGGCCCGTCAGGGCGATAGGTGAATCTCTTGCTCATGGCTGCACCAGGTGGGTAAAAAGGTTGCGCTGCCCGATCTCGTCCACGGCCTCCGTGCGGCAGCTGGGGCACAGGTGGCTGTTGGGTCCGACCTGGGTTGCGTGTCGTTCGCACATGGCGGCATCGCACGTCCCTTTGCCAGACTTCGAAGGGCCATCGCACAAGAAGCCGCTGGGGGCCAGGCACGCGGCTTCCTTGCCTTCGATCAGCACGCGGGCAGCACAGGGCGCGGGCAGCTTCGAGCCCTTCATGTGCACGATCCCAATGCCCAGGCGGTAGAACGGCATCAGGCGGCCCTCCGGCTCTCGCGGAAGTCGCTGTAGTTCGCCGCCACGATCAGGCGCATCGGCAGCGGGCTGACGCTGTTGCCGCACATGCGCACCTGTGCCTTCGCCGAGAGGCGCTTGCCGTCGGCCGTGCGGTCGATGATGTAGCCTGGGGGGAAGTCCTGGGCGTTGTACAGCTCGCGCGGCACCAGCATGCGCAGGCAGATGTCCACGATCACCCAGGGTTCGCCCTTGAGCCACACCGTCACCAGTGCGAGGCGGTCGTGCGTGGTGATGGTGGTCATCGGGTCGCGCAGGTCGGCCCACTGGCCGCCGGTGCCGTGGTAGCGCATCAGGAAGGCCGCGCAGCGCAGTGCGCCCGCCTCTTCGTGCCCGGTCAGGCCGTTCCGCAGCTCGGCGGTGATGAGCTGCTGTTGGCTGCCGCTGGTGGTGGCGGTGGACAGCGGCGCCCGCACGTCGCGCGCGGGCGTGGCGTTGAATCCGCCGTTCGCCTGCACCAGATAGGCCGTCGTGAGGCCCTGGCCCGCGCCGCTGGCCGTGATGGTGCCCACCGGCCCGCGGATGTCGTTGACGCCGTAGCTCCAGCGCTCGCCGCCCGCTGCACCCTCGCCGTGCCCCATCTGCACCAGCGTGGCGGCGGCGAGACCGAACTTGCCGCCCCCCGCCACGATGGTGCCGAGAGGCTGCTGCAGATCGAGCGCGCGCGGCGCCTGGCCGTCTCGCTCGCCATAGCCCATCTGGATCAGCGTCGCCACCGCCAGGGCCGTCTCACCGCCGTTGGCGGTGGTGATGGTGCGCAGCGGCTCCTGTGTGCTGTAGGCCGTGTCCCGGCTGTGCGTCACGGGCACGAGCGTCGGGGTCAGCAGCATTTTGTGGCCGCCGGTGAGCACCGGCGCGAGAGGCTCCGACACCGGCCGGGGTGCGTTGTTCGCCATGTTGTTGACGATGTACGGCTCAGGGCTCTCCAGCACGAAGCGGCGAAGACCGTATGCCACGCGGCGCATGGTGGCCTCGGCCAGGGGCTTCTCGCGGTCGAAGATGCTGCGCCCGGGAATGCTCCAGTCGATGCAATCAGCGGCCGGGCGGTAGGCTTTCAGCTTGCCCGTGGGCTTCTTCGCGTGGGTCTGCTCCGGCCAGGCGATGGGAAGTCCATCGCAGCGGGCCACCAGGTAGAGACGCTTGCGGGTGCTGTGGGCACCCAGCTGCGCGTTGACGATCACGCGCCACTGCACCACGTAGCCCAACGAGCGCAGCGCGCCGACGAAGTGCTCCCAGTTGTGGCCCTTGCGCGAGGGATCGGGCACCAGGAACTGATTGCCGCGGGGCACGCGCTCGCCCGGATCGGCCACGCGGTGCACCAGCTTGCCCGTCTTCGGGTCGCGCACGCGGTCCAGCGTCAGCACCCGGCCGGTGGCGGGGTCGCGCTTGGCGATGAGCGGCGACCACACGAGCATCTGCTCGACGTTCTCCAACGTGATCACGTCCGGCCGTACCTTGCCTGCCCAGCGTAGCACCTGCCACGCGAGGGAGCGGATCTCCTGCTTCCGCGGCTGGCCGCCCAAGGCCTGGGAGTGGTGGGTGCAGTCGGGCGAGGCATGCAGCAGGCCCACGGCCTGGCCCCGGGTCACGGCCAGCGGATCCACCTCGCGGATGTCGGCGCGGAAATGCCGGGTCTGCGGGTGGTTCGCCTCGTGCATGCCGATGGCGTCCTCGTCGTGGTTGATCGCCACGTCGACGGGGCGGCCGATGGCCTGCTCGATGCCGGTTGACGCGCCGCCGCCACCGGCGAACAGGTCGATCACGAGCTTGGCGGCCAGTGCCAAGACAAATTGGGGCGTCAGCACGGCACGCTCCCTGACCAATTGGTGGCTGTCGGATCGGAGCTTAGAAACCGATACTGCTGCGCAAACCGCAGGAGGACTAGATGACTGAAAGCCCCGTCGAACGATGCATGTTCCTCTGGCACATGCAGAGCAGCGAGTGCGCCTCGTGGGTACAAGCCTGGGGATCGATCTTTGCCATCATTGCTACGGTCGGCGTTGTAGCGCTGGCGCACTATCTGCAGCGCACGGCCAAAAAGCGAGACGACCACGACGCGGAGACGCGCGAGCTGGAGTATGGCTATCAGCTCGCCCACGGCTCTGCGCGCGTCGCTGAGAAGATCCCGTCCTTCATCAGCGATACAGGGGTTAGCTGGCTTGACGGGCGTGCAATGCTCGCTGAGGTGACCGCCTACGCTGACGCCTTCAGCCGGTTCGACGCGTCGAAGATGCAGAGCACCAGACTTTTCCAAGCGGTGTTGGCTGCCGATGCCCTCACCCGGCTTCTCCAGCAACAGTTGGAGGACTTGCTCGCTGCGAAGGCAGAACCCGCTGTCACGGTCAAGCCAATCTTTAACGCAGCACTCGCCCGCGCCCAACGGCGTCCAGGAGCAGTGCGAGATCTGATCGAACAGATCGCTCAAGAGCTGAGCTCTCATGCCCGGACTATTGGGAGCGTGCTGGATGACCGAAAAGTCAAACCCGAGAGCAAACGGCTCGTTGGCGATGTGATTCTTCGCGCCCTCTCGGATATCACCACCCCTTTCCTGCGATAGGGAGCTGCAAGGCACGTTCATACGGCGCCTCGTCGAATGGGTTCAGAGGGGATGGAGTCGGCGGCACAGCTGCCCTTCCAGGCAAAGCAAACCTGCATGTCTGCATAGCCAAGCTTCGCGAGGATGCAGGCCGCGATGTAGGCCGCGCCGACGATGGCGAAGGCGGTCTTCATGAGCGGACCTCCAGGTCATCGGCGATGAACGCGAGAGCGTCGACGCTCAGATGCGGTCCGAAGACGCGCCGCCCGCCATAGGTGAACTGCTCGCGCGCCTCGTGCTCGACGCTGGTCAGCACCAGCTTCAGCGCCGTTTGCACCAGTTCGCTGGGCGTCATGTGCTCCGAGAGCAGCCACTTGCGCGTGGACTGGGTGCACAGCCGTTCGGGAGCGTCGTTGTCCGGCGCGTAGAAGTGCGCCTGCAGGTAGAAGTGGCCGCAGCCTGGCGCGACGGGCTTCACGCTGAAGACGTAGCCGGGAAAGGCCACCTTGCCCAGTACCTGGCGCATCTGGTCGGGCGTCATCATTACGAGGCCTCCCCCCGCAGCTGCGCATAGCGGCCCAGGAAGAGGTTGTAGGCCTCGTGCGGCGCCCAGGGAGTGATGGTGATGGACAGGCACGCAACGCCGGCGATCAACGGCCACTCGTCGTCGTGTGGCGGCATGAGGTCACGCTGCTCGGTGGCCAGCATCACGCGGTCGAAGTACTTCACGCTCTCGGGCAGCGGCAGCGGCACGTTGAAGCGCTCCATCACCGCCGCCTCGACGCGCTTCTCCACGCGCCGATATTCGGGCAGCAGCTCCTTTAGCGGACGCGGCATGTCGCCCACGAAAGCCTCGGCCGCGTCATGCATGAGCGCCGAGTAGGCGTCGGCGGGCGGCACGTAATACGACATCAGCACGCTGTGCTGGGCGACCGAGTAGAACCGGCGGGTGTGGCCGCCGAAGCGGCAGAGCTTCGACAGGGCAGCAGCCACGTCCGTGATGTCAAAGACGGACTGGGCCGGCGTCAGGAAGTTGAAATAGTTCCCACCGGCGGTCAGGATGTCGGGACGGGTGTTCATCGCTTGATCTCTTCGAGGAGTTGCATGGCGGCATCCAGGCGGGGCTGGACGAGCCAGCGCCAGATGCCGATGAGGCTGGTGGCGGAGAACACCAGGTGCTGCAGCTGGAGGCGCCAGTGCCCCGTCTCGCGGCCGAAGACCCACCAGACGGCATTGCTGGCCAGGAAGAGCACGAAGCCCCAACCCGCGTGCCGGCTGTTCAGGGCCAGCAGCAGCGCGCCGGCCGCGCCGAGGACAGCGCCGAGCGTCTCGATCCATTCGAGATACGTCATCGCGGAGGCCTCCGCGGTGCGGGGAGCTTGAGCGGCTCCATGCCGATGCGCAGCTGCGCATCCTGCAGCTGCTCGGGGCGCACCAGCTTCACGGACATGCGGGTGGCCCTGCGGTCAGGATCCTGGCGATACACGGTCTCGCCGTCCTCGTAGTGCTCTTCGCACACGAGGGCAGCGGCGAGCAGAGCCAGTGCCTTCTGAGCGTGGTCCATCGGCAGCACAAAATGCTGATAGCCGATCTCCAGGCAGCCCAAGGGCCCCGCGGGTGGTTTGCGGCCGGCCATCAGGGTCTCCCCCATCGAGCTGCGACGATCAGGCGGCGCAGCTTGGCCTTTTCATGGTTGGCTTGTTCGAGCTGGCTGCCGTTATCGAACAGTCCACCCACCAGAGACCATGAGCTGGCGAATACCTGGGCCTGGTACAGGATGGCATCGACGGTCGGCGCCTCCTCCGCCTGCTTGGTGCCGCCCGCCGAGAGGGGCAGCACCGGCTTGCCGTTGATGTACACCTGCTTGAGCTCTGCCCTGTCGATGACCCGGGCTGCATCCTCGCGGACTTCTTCGGCGGCCAGTTCCGCGGCGAGGCGCTCCAGCTGCTCGTAGGTGAATGAGTAGCCTCGGACGGCGCGCATGGGCGGCGGCGAGAACGAGACTGCGCCGACCTCGGCAGGCAGCTCGGACAGACGGCTCCCGTTCACGGTGCGATCCTCACGTTGCGGTGCAGCCATTCCGCCGCGAGGCGGTTGACGCCGGCCCACTGAAGGGGCAGGAAGTGGTGATTCCAGACAGGCACCGTGTCCGTCTGCAGCGCCTGCGCAAGCTCCTCCTGCAGAGCGGTGCAGCACAGGTGCACGCCGAAGGTGTCGGGCACCCCCGTGTCCACGTTGTGCTCGAAGACATCCGCCGCGAGGTGAGCGCCGCACTCGGGGCACCGAATGAACTCCGGCAGGTCCAGGCAACCCGCGCGCGAAAGCACTGCTGGGCCAACACCCAGCCGGGCCCGCGCCTGCGCGAACTCGACCACGGTCGCCAGCTGGGCCCGCTGCGTGAGTCGGTGGATCTCGATGCGCAGCCTCACCTTGGCGAGGCTGCACGCGGTTTCGGCATGGAAAGGGTGGTTCATTCGCCCTTCTCCTCGCCGCGCCCGAAGGCGCCGTTGCAGAAGCTGAGCAGGGCGATGCCCACGAAGACGCCCGCAGAGAAGGCGAGCGCGCAGCTGGTGAAGGTGCCGAGCGTCATGACGTCACACCGCAGCCAGGTCAAGGGCGATGGCGATGTAGTCGCCGCTGTGCTCGTCGCGCTCGTAGAAGCGGATATAGGGCTTGCTCGACGCCACCTTCATGGAGTCGCCGATGGCCTTCATGGCGTTCTGCCAGCGCGGATCATCGATCTGCAGCCGGCGCAGCCCCAGCACGCGGCCAGTGTTGATCTTGCCGGCCTGGTCGACGTCGAAGGCGTCATTGATCAGCGCCTTGATCTCGGCCTTCGAGCCTTTGCTCCATTCCTGAATGCACTCGTCCACCAGAACCTTGGCTGCCTGCAGCCGCTCGTCGAAAACGAGCGTGTCCTGGATCTGGCGCACCACCTTGTAGCGGCCGTCGAACGTCATCAGCGAGACGTTGCCCTTGGCGCCGCCCGTCTTCGTGTCGTACTCGGCCAGGCTGCGCTCGATGAACTCCTGTACGGCCGCCATCGAGTTCAACTTGAACGCCGTGAGCTTGGCCTGTTCATCCTTCGCCATGGCCACCAGGGCCTCCACAACCTGGGTGCGGTCCTTGTCGATGGGCTTGATCTTGGAGATGGGGATGAACGAGCCCTTGGCGTCTTCCCAGTAGCCCGGGGGGATGTCTTTTTTGGACATGGGGTTTCCTTTCGGAGGGTGGTGGATCAATGGATGGGGGCGCCAGCCGGCGCGGTCCCGCGGGCGGACATCGCCAGCTGCATCGCAGCCGTCATGGCCGTGTTCGCAGCGGACTGCGTGCAGCAGGGGTGCTGCATGCGCGATAGAGGGTCAGCAGCGCACTGAGCCCCACGTGGTGATGCTGGCCGTTCAGGCAAGCGCCCAGCTGCTCGATCAGGGCCGTCACTTCGGCTTCGGTCTTTGGGTCGGGCATGGCGCCTCCTAGTGAATGGTTTCCATCAGCTCCAGCAGCGTCATGCCCTGGAGCACCGTGCACCGCGGGGTGACGCAGTACTCGTAGTGCAGCCCGCCCTCCGCCAGCCGGCGCTCGCAGCAGCCGGACTTGTGGAGGTTGCGCATCGTGTTGCCGAGGTGCGTGCCGAACTCGCGCCAGGCACGTTCCTGGGCGAGCAGCTCGGTCACGCTCCACCAGCCGCCTGCACGCAGGAGGTGCAGCCAGACCTGGCGGGTGCGGTCCACAGCGGTGGACATCAGCCGCCCCTCCCGAACAGCACGCGCAGCCGCCGCGCCAGGCGCGCCCAGCGGCTGCAGCGGTAGACCTCCACGGCGCCAGGCTCGAAGGGAAAGCGTGCCGCGCTCATGACCGGCCTCCACGGACGGCCGTCAGGTGTGCGCCGCCAGGCAGCACGAAGTCGATGTAGTCGCGGTGGGCATCAGCAATGGCCATCCGGCGGTCGATGCCGTAGAAGCGCATCAGCCGACGGGCGCGCCGCTTGATCCAAGCCAGCCGGGGCCGCTCGATGTGGATGGCGGGCATCACTCGGCCCCTCTAGGCTTGCGCGGTTTAACTTCGCGCGGCGGCGCAGGGGCGCAGGCGACCTTGTGGGGGCACTTCTGGCATGCCTGCCAGTGCTGCATCTCCCGCGGGTTGCTGGTGGGCGCGCTGCGCCATGCATAGGCCCTGCAGCGGTCTGCCGAGATCACCACGGGCTCGCCTCCGCCACCATCGCTCGTGAGATACGGGCAGGTGTAGTGCCCAAAGGTGTGGATCACCTTGTCCGCAACGCGGCCTGTGCTGGCCTCGCCGCTGCCGTACTTGCCCTTGGCGTTCAGGACGATGCTCAGCGTTGCGTGGCTGATGCCCAGCAGCGCTGCGACCTCGTAGTGCTTCATGGCGCTGCAGCGATCCACCAGGATCTTGAACCAGGGCTCCTGCGTGTAGCTCACGGTGCGCGGCTCCTTGCCTTGGCGCGGATGTCCGGCGGCGTGGGGCCCAGGTCGACCATCAGGCCGTAGCGCTTGGCGCCCTTGATGCGCCGGTCGCTGGGCTGGATGGCCAGAGGGCACTGCCGTGACCAGGCGAGCAGCAGTTCGCTGGCCCGGGTGCGCGCGCGTCCAACGTCCTGGCCTGCGTCCACCAGCAGGTTGGCAGCCTCCTCCGCGGTGAGCACCTTGCGGATGCACAGGAGCTTCCACAGCCGGCCGGCGAAGGGCTCCACCTGGTCGGCGGGCGTCATCGGGCCGTGCGCAGCCTTGTGCAGGCTCGGCAGCAGCTTCTTGGCCCCCCGCACGGCTTCACAGCCAGCAGGCGTCAGTCGGTACTGAAGCGGTGCGGTGTCCGGGACACCGGGCTGCGGTGCCCGCTCGATCAGATTGGCTCGCACCATCCCGTTGATCGCCGCGCGCCCGGCGGAAGTACTTCGCAGAGAGGGCACCCAGACAGCCAGGGCACCTTCGTTGAAGGTCAGATTCGAATCGGCGTTGCGCGCCTGCAGCGTGAGCAGAGCAACGGCAACCTGCCATGTCTTGACCGGTCCCATCTCAAGCCCCCGCCCGGCCGAGAGGTGCCGGCTTGAACTCGCTCACCAGGCGCTTGTTGGCGATCTGGCTTGCCTCGACCTTGCTGAGGCTGTTTGCCTGGGCCCACGCCTCAATCAGCGGGATCGCGTTCAGGACGCCGCGGATCATGCCTTTCGACTGGCGGTGGATCTCTTCGATCACACCGTCATCGACCGCCACTTCGCACTTGGCCTGCACCGTGGAGCGAACGTCCGCGATGTCCAGCGGCTTCAGCTCAACGTCGCCACCGACGCGGCTGCCGATCCAGCCGTGAGCGTCGACCTTGAGGCCCAGCTGCTTCATGCCGACGAGCACGCAGACGATGCCCGTGACATCGGTGATGTCGCGCAGGGCCTCCATCAGGTCGATGGTCAGCTTCGAGCCCGCACCCTTGAACAGGTGGTCCGCTTCGTCGATCACGATGGGCGTCTGGTGCACACCCAGGTGGGCGATGCACGCGCTCTGGATCTGGTGGACGCTGCCGCGGGGGTCGAGGCCCAGGGCGGACGCCAGTTCAGCGAGCATCGACTTGGTCCGCCATGTGCTCTTCGCACGCAGGAAGACGCCGCCGATGTCCACCGTCCACCGATTCGTCAGTTCGCTCTTGCCGATGCCGTAGGGCCCGTACACCACAAGCAGGCCAGCCTCGCGCGCGCCCCGCCCCTCGACCTGTTTGAACCGCTGCTGCAGCGCCTTGTAGTTCGCCGTTTTGACGAATCCTGGCTTCATGATCACAATCTCCTTGTCTGTGGCATCACCACGTTTGCAGGCACGCTCGGTGAAGGTGGCCGCCTTCACCGGGCACTCTTAAAAATCGCTTCGTTCTCATCCCACGCCAGGCCACGGCCCTGGAAGTACTCGGTGAGACCTGCGTACTCCGCACCCGTGACGTAGCCCTGCACCCATTGGGTGTCTTCCCCTGTCCATTCGCTGCGGTGGCACATCAGCCACTCGTAGCGGTCGCTCGCCGATTCAAAGAAAGGCCGCCTCGTGGCCGCTTGCGCCTCCACGATCTCGTCGGGGGAAGTGGGGAGGGTCTCGGCAAAGGAAGCGCCCACGACGATGGGCACCAGCACCTCGGGGGCGCTGGGCTCGAGCAGCAAAAGTGATTCGGCGAGCGGGGGACCGCTGATCTCGCGCAGGGCGACCTCGACCTTTTCTTCCAGACGCTGCACGCGGCGCTTGGCGCGCTGTTCGCGTGCGTGGTCGATGACCGCCTTCGGGAAGTAGTCGCCTTTGCGGCCGTCCCACTTGGCTTGGCACACGAACTGGCCGTCCGTCGTGTAGATCAGCACGAAGGTCGGGTCGTGGATGTCGTAGCGGACGGAAACAAGCTTGCCGTCCACGGACATGCCCATCAGCTCGTCGGCCGTGTAGTCCTGGTTGAACAGCGACACCAGGCCGCGCGTGGCCGTCCGCAGGACCGAGGGCATGAACGTCATGCGCAACTGCTGTACGTCCAGCTTCACCTGCAGCTCGGGCTCGAACATCGCCTGCCAAGCTTCGTCCGGCGTCATGCGCTTGCCGTCCGCGCGGCGAGGCAAGGCACGGTGACGGTGGTGGGCGTTGTATTCGGCGACGCCTGCCTCGACGGCATCCAGGAACTGCTGCCAGCTGGGCACCTTGGGCGTCAGCGCCACCACCTCGCCTGTGGACTCAGCGCGCTTGAGTGCGCGACGCTCCTTGTCGATGTCGGCCCGCACCTTGCGCAGCGTGCCCTGGTCGACGTCGCTGCCCTGGTACGAGCCGAAGCGCCGCGCCACGTTGATCATGTGGGTGCGCCAACTGCGCTCGATGAGGCCGTGGCCCTGGGGATGCCCCGCGATGCCGGTGTGGTGCTCGCTGCCCAGACGCTTCATGATGCCGTCGACCGGGCAGTCGAAGACCTTAGCCCGCTCGCCTGCGCCGTTGTCCGAGTAGACGATGGCCCACACGCCCGCATTGCCGACCGCGTGCCGCATGGCATCCCCCACCGCGATGGTGTTCTCTGAGAGTGAGGCCGACCAGCCGCAGACCCTGCGCGTGGCCGCATCGATCACGAGGGTGACCTCGGGCGCGAAGGGCGCGCCGTGATCGGGGTGGCGCACCTTGGCCTTGAAGGTGTGGCCGTCCACCAGGCAGACGTCCAATGGGCGCAGGCTGCTGGTGTCGCGTTTGCGGTAGGGCAGCTTGGCCGCTCGCTCCGATCCGCTGTGGCGCGCCTTGATCAGCTTGACCTTGTCGACCTTGGCAAGGGCGCGCCGGGCCCGGCCGTAGAGCTGTTCCCAGCTGTCGTAGTCGCGGCCGAGATCCTTGGTGACTTCCTTGGCAGCCACCGAGAGGTTGCGATACAGGGCGTTGCGCGAGTGATACCGCGCCAGCACCTCTGCCACGTCTTGATCGAGTGCCGCTACGACCTCGCGCGATTGCTCTGCAGGCAGCAAGCCTGTCCAGCCATCGGCCTGGTATTGGGCAAGCCAGCGGTACAAGGTGCGAGCGCTGACCGCTGCCGTTCGGGCCCGGCGATTCGCCAGGCGCGCAGCCGCCTGCAGCTCCGGGCTGGCTTTGCCGGTGAGCAGCTGCAGCGCCACGATCTGGCATGCCTTGTCACGGCCCTGCAGCGGGGCCAGTTCCAACGCCTGCTGGATGAGGGTGAGGCGCGCATCAGCGCAGGCCCGCTCCTGGTCGCTGGGGGGGCGGCGCGCAGCTGCCGCAACTGCCGGCAGCGATCCTGACTGGATCGGCATGGGAGCGGGCGCGGGAACGTCAGTCGTGTTCACCGGTATCGCGGCCACCTGCCTGACCAGGACCGCATTGCGCGTCTCCGTGGGCAGAGCGCTGCAGTCGTACTCCATCCCGCCTCCTCCCACGCGGCCAGAACGAGGGCGACTTGGCAGGCCGAGGCTGGTGGCGCGCTCCCGGGCCCGCCGCTCCGATGTCGGCATTCCGGGAAGCCCTGCAAGCTCGCGAGCAGTCAGCCAAAGGCTCACTTCGCGCCCCTTCCTACGCGGGTCCGCTTGCCGATGGCCTTCGGGTTGCGCGTCAGCTTCTCCGCCCGGTCTCGCGAGCGGCTGTACCGGGACGGCCAGATTTCTTCAGCTTTCTTACCAAGTGCGCCTGCAACGATCTTCTCGGCAGCCAACCAAGGGCGGTGCAGAACCTCATTGATATGGGCGTAGCCGTGTTTCTTCGCTAACCGCGAGAGGTTTGTGTCGGCCATTTCTAGGGCCGCTTTAACCTGTGCCGGGTGCCAATCCATCGGTTCTCCACCAATATGTGTTGATGGGCTCGATTATGAACACAGATTGGTTTTTATGCCACCGCACAGACATGCATCGGGTTATTCGATGCCGAAACAACACTGACCGGATTGACGACACCCTCCGGCGTGTCTAATCTGTGCGGATGCGCACAATTCGGGAACATGCTATGGATTCGGCCAACGTTTCAGGGCAGGCCACCCAGCCCGGCGCGCCCATTGCTGACCGAGTCGCAGAACTGCTCAGGGCGCAAGGCACGCGGATCCGGGCTCTCAGACAAGCTCAGGGAATGACCATCGAGGGATTGGCCGAGAAGGCGCAGTTGCACTTCAATACCGTGGGCCGGATTGAACGAGGTACATCAGAGGCCAGCCTGGAGCAGCAATTGGCGCTTGCCGATGCCCTGGGAGTGCCGCTCAGCCAACTCAGCGTCGCGCCCGCTTCCTCATCGGATGAGCGAACCCTGTCTGCTGAACTTGATGGAGAGGACTACGCATTGATCGAGATGCTCGACGTGCGGGTGAGTGGCGGCTCGGGCGCTATCAACGGTGGCGCCGAGACCGTAGGCCGCTTTGCGTTTGCGAAGTCCTGGCTGAATCAGAAGGGCATTCGGCCGACCGACGCTCGCATCGTTCGCGTGCGTGGGCGCTCGATGTCTGACCGCATAAACGATGGGGACATACTGCTCGTGGACGTGTCTTGCAACCAACTCACGCGCGAGGGGGTGTATGTGATCGAGTTGAACGGTGAGGACTACGTGAAGATCCTGCAGAGGGACTTCGTCACGGGTGGTGTGCGCATCGTCAGCTACAACCCGGAGTTCCCTCCGCAGGTTCTGTCTCCACAACAGGCGAACGAACTTCGCATCACCGGCCGAGTGGTCTGGCACGCAGGAGAACTTTGATGAAGGCGAGTCTTCTATTTTTCGCGTGCGCCCTTGCTGGTTGCGCTGCCCAACCCCAGGTCGAAATGGAGTGGGCAGCTCAGCGCGCAGACGCAGCGCCGTTTGGTGTCTCTCGGGATCGATGCGCTTATGAGTCAACGGCGGCCACCCAGGCTCCCGATTACTCCTACAGGTCAGCGCTCGGCCAAAGCTTGGATCAGCAGCGGCGCCGGGATGAGTTGTTCGTGCTCTGCATGCGCGCCCAGGGCTACGCCCAGCAGATCAAGCGTTCAGATGCACTCAAGGCGCAAGACGCGCATTGGGCCGAGCTGGAGAGGCAGTGGGAGGTCGCGCGTAGTGACCGCATCAAGGCACGAGCCGATCTAACCGCGAACCCCAATGGCCCGAACGCTGCAGAGTTGAGCGAGCGCATTCGTCAACTCAACCTCACGGTGCGCTCGCTCGAACGGCGGCTGAGCTACGCGCCAACGGCAGCTGTCAGCACCGACCATAATTCGACTGCCCCCGATTGACCCCATCGTCGGGCACGTGCTAACTTAAAGCGCTATCTCCGCGATCAAGGCCGACATCTGTCGGCCTTATTCGTTTTGGGCCCTCGCATGACGATCCGGCTCATGCGAGTCCCCACCACAGTCTGGAAGTTCGGCGCGCCGCTGGCCCTTGCAAGCGCGGGCCTGATGGCGCTCCTGGGGCAGTGGGAGCCGGACCACGCCAACCCCGGGCGTGTCTACGCCGACAACCTCGCCGGCGGCTTGCCTACTGTCTGCAACGGCATCACCAAGCACGTCAGCCCCTATCCGGTGGTGATCGGCGACACCTGGTCGCCCGAGCGCTGTGCCGAGGTCGAGCAGCTCGTCATCGAGCGCGGCCAGCTCACGCTGCTCGACTGCGTAAAGACGCGCATCGGCCAGAACACGTTCGATGCCCTCTCCTCCTTCGCCCACAACGTGGGCAGCCGCAACGTCTGCGAGTCTCGCGCTCTGGGTCTGATCAACACCGGCCGGCTCGCCGAAGGCTGCCGCGCCCTCGCCTTCACCTCCGAAGGTCAGCCCAACTGGAGCCTGGTGCGAACCGGGCGCATGCTGCCCAACGGCAAGCCGGAATACCGCTTCGTCCAGGGACTGCACAACCGCCGCAAGGCAGAGGCCGCGTGGTGCATCAAGCCCGATGGAGCGAAGCCATGACCGGATTCAAGTCTTACCTGTGGGCCGTCGTTGCCATGCTGGTCTTCGCGGCCATGCTCTTCGGCCTCGGCGCCTTGGCCTACCACGCGGGCGACAGCGCCGGCCAGACGCGTGAGCGCGTCGTCTGGGTCAAGAAGGAGCGCGACCAGGCCCAGGCCTTCGCCAAGCAGCTCGACGCCGAAGTCAAGCGCGCCCAGCAGGCCTCGGCCGCACTGAACCGCAGCCTGATCGCCCTCAACGATTCCTATGCAGCCCTCGAAGGGAAATACCGTGATGTTCTGGCTCGCGTGCCTCTGCTCGCTCCTGCTGTTGTTCGCCCTGTCCGTGTGGCTGGGGGTGCGAGCAGTGGGCCACCGACTGCCGCTCAGCCGGCCAGCGCTGACGCAGGCCCTGACGACCCGCAGCGCGGCGGTGTCGATCCTGATCGTTTTCGCCTCAGCCTTGCTGCTGTATGGATGTGGAACAGCTCGCTCGCCGGTGCTGACGTACCGGCCCATACCTGCGGATCTGCTGACACCTCCGAGCAAGCCTGTGCTGCTGACTCCGGCCTCAGCCTCGCCGACGCCTGGGCCAACCACCACGCCAATGCCAAGTCCTGCGCGACCGACCGCACCCGGTTCCGTGCGCTGATCGAGTTCCTTACCGAGAGCCCCACGCAATGAGCGCACCCGACGAACTGGACCGCAGACAGGAGTTGATCCTGCTGGGCCGCATCCATGGCCTGGTCGAGTCGCTCAAGACCGGCCAGGACGTGACCAACATGCGTATCGATGACCTGGCGAAGCGGTTCGACGCGCGGCTCGATGGCATCGACGCGCGCCTGCGGACGGTGGAGCAGCGAGCGGCCGTCGCCGGCGCCGTGTCGGGTGGAGCCATGGCGGTGGGCACCGCGCTGATCCTCGAGGGCCTCAAGATGTGGCTGCGCGGCAGCGGCGGCGGCGGCGGCCCGTTCCTGGGCCCCTGAGCGATGGCGCACGGCTCGGAGAAGCGCGCCACGCTGCGCGGCCTGTACGTCTACCAGCGCCTGTCGATGGAGATTGCCTGCACCAAGGCAGGCGTTCCGAAGTCGACGGGTAATCGCTGGAAGGCCGAGGCCAAAGCCGAGGGCGACGACTGGGACATGGTGCGCTCGGCCATGGCGCTGGGCGACGAGAACTTCGCCACCATGGGTCGGCGGCTACTGGAGGACTATCTGGTGCAGCACCAAGCCACGATGGACATGCTGCGCGATGAACAGGGCCTGAGCGCGCTCGACCGGGCCCAGACGCTCGCCAGCATGAGCGACTCCTTCGGAAAGACGATGGCGAGCTTCCGCCGGCTCTCGCCCGAGTTAAACCGCCAGGCCATTCAACTGGAGGTGCTGCAGCGTATGGCCGCCTTCGTGCAGCAACGCTTCCCCCAGCACGTCGCGGCCATGCTCGACCTCCTGGAGCCCTTCGGCGAAGAGCTGGCGAAGGCGGGTTAAACCGTGGCGAAGAAACCGGGCAAGGAGTTCTTCGAAGGGCTGGCGCAGCTCGCCGAGCAGCTGCGCCGCCAGATCGACGCCAACCTCGACGGCTGGGACATCTCGCCGGAGGCCGTGGCCGAGCGGCGCCGCAAGGTGTTCGATCCGATCAGCGGCTATGAGTACTGGGACCGCACCTACTTCCCGCACTACGGCACGGCGGAGCCGAGCGAGCTGCACAAGTACCTGTACGAGCGCCTGCCGCGCATCGTGGCGACCAAGGCCGGTCAGCGCGACGCCATCGCCGCGCCGCGGGGCGAGGCCAAGTCCACGAAGGTCTCCATGTCCTTCGTGCTGTGGACCGTCATCACCGGGATCAAGTGGTATCCGGTAATCGTGATGGACGCCTTCGAGCAGGCGGCGGAAATGCTCGAAGCCATCAAGGCGGAGCTGGAAGCCAACCCGCGCATCGCGGGCGACTTCCCCGAGGCCGCGGGCCAGGGCAAGGTCTGGCGCGCCGGTGTGATCGTCACGGCCAACGGCCGCAAGGTCGAGGCCTTCGGCTCGGCCAAGAAGATCCGGGGCCGCCGCCACGGCGCTCACCGGCCCGACCTGGCCATCATGGACGACATCGAGAACGACGAGAACGTCCAGACACCGGCGCAGCGCGACAAACTCGCCAAGTTCGTCACGGCGAGCGTGCTCAACCTCGGCCCGCCCGACGACAGCATGGACGCCATCATCATCGGCACCGTGTTGGCCTACGACTCGGTCCTGGCCAGGTTCCTGAAGAACCCGATGTGGCACGGCAAGGTCATGAAGGCCATCATCCAGTGGCCGGATGACATGGACCGGTGGGACACCTTCGAGGGCCTGCTGCTCAACGCCAGCTCTCCTGATGAGGGCATGGCATCGGCCATGGCTTTCTACGAGGAGAACCGGGCAGCGATGGACAAGGGCGCCAAGGTGTCCTGGCCGGCGCTGCGCCCGCTGGTCAAGCTCATGATCAAGCGGGCTCGCGAAGGCCATGGCGCCTTCGACAGCGAGCAGCAGAACGACCCCACGGCCGGCGACGACGCGCCGTTCGCCAACAGCATCCACTTTTGGGTCAACCGGATCGCCGAGTGGATCTTCTACGGCGCCGTGGATCCTTCGCTCGGGCGCCAGGGCAAGGGGCGCGGCAGCAAGACCGACCCCAGCGCCATCGGCGTGGCGGGCTACCAGCGGACGCTGGGAGTCATGGATGTGGTCGAGGCCAAGATCAAGAAGCGCACGCCCGACCGGATCATCAGCGACATCATCGAGCTGCAGCAGGAGTACTGCTGCATCGTGTGGGGCGTCGAGGCCGTCCAGTTCCAGGAGTTCCTGCGCACTGAGCTGGTCAAGCGCAGCGCGGCGGCCGGCGTGCCGGTGCCCGCGCGCGCCCTCACGCCGATCACCGACAAGGATCTGCGCATCGAAAGCCTGCAGCCCCACATGCACAACGGGCTGATCCGGGTCCACGCCAGCCAGTCGACCCTCATCGACCAATTCCGCCACTTCCCCAACGCCGACCACGACGACGGGCCGGACATGGTCCAGATGCTGTGGATGCTGTGCGTGACGGGCGGCGTTGCAGCAGCTGCACAGGGCGGCATTGCCGCCACCCCAGCACAGACCGCGCGGGAGCGCTATGGCCGCCAGGCGGCCGGCATGTTCGGCCGCCGCCGTTGAAAGAGCCCATGACCTTCGAAGAACAGACTCTCCTCATCATCAAGGGATCCATCGCCGACCTGCCGGAGGCAGAGCGCCAGCGGGTGGAGACCGCCGAGCGGCACATCCGCGCGCTGATCCAGCAGGACAAGGGCGCGGCCGTCATGGCCATGGCACTGATCGGCGCCGAGCTGGACGCGGGGCGCTGACCATGGGCTGGCTCCAGCGTTTAACCGAAACCTTCGGCGCCCTCGCCGCGGCACAGCCCGCGCCCGAGCCAGCGCCGGCCCCAGCACCGCCTGCGGCGCCGGTGCGCGAGGCGGCTGCGGCCCAGGACACGGCCGACGAGCCGGGCTTTACCCGACTGACCGGCAACGGCACCGGCCGCGGCACCGAGCGCGACCTGGCGCCGCTGGCGCAGGACCGCATGGTCAAGCTCGCTGAGTACCTCTGGCAGTCGAACCTCCTCGCCAACCGGCTGATCGAGCTGACGCTGGCCTACCTGCTCGCCGAGGGCGTGACGCTCCAGTGCAAGGACGATGAGCACCAGAAGAGGCTCGACCGCTTCTGGAACGACCCCATCAACAACTGGCCGCTCAAGCTCGAGCCGCGCGTGCGCGAGCTGTTCCTGGCCGGCGAGCAGTGCTACATCTGCCATGTGAACGAAGCCAACGGCATGGTGCGCTTGGGCTACCTGGACCCACGCCAGATCGGCACCGTGGTCATGGACCCGGACAACATCGAGCAGCCCATCGGCGTCGTGACGCGGCGGGACGCGCGCGGGCGGTACAACAAGTACCGCGTGGTGGTGCTGGGCAAGGACGAGGAGCTGTTCAGTCGGCGCACCGCCGAGATCCGCGCGAGCGACTTCACCGACGGCGATTGCTTCCTCTTCCAGATCAACAAGCTGCCGAGCGGCACGCGCGGCCGCAGCGACCTGCTGGGCCAGATGGACTGGCTGGACGCCTACGACAACTTCCTGTTCGATGAAATCGACCGCATCGGCTTCCTGCGCTCCTTCGCCTGGGATGTGACGATGACCGGCGCCGACGACGCAGCCGTGAAGGAATTCGAGAAGAAGTTCAAGGCGCCGTCACCCAACAGCACGTTCGTCCACAACGACCAGATCAAGCTGGAGGCGAAGTCGCCCAGCCTGCAGGCCGCTGACACCAGCACCAGCGCGCGCCTGCTGCGCAATCACGTTCTGGGCGGCGCCACCGTGCCCGAGCATTGGTTCGGCGGCGGCGGCGATGTCAACCGGGCCGCCGCCTCGGAGATGGGCGAGCCCACCTTCAAGGTGCTGACGAGCCGGCAGACGAAGCTGAAGTTGATGTTGGAAGAGATCGGCCGCTTCGTGCTGATGCATGCCGACCGCTCCGGCGGCGAGCCGGACTGGAGCGACGAGCGCTGGCAGGTGACGGCGGTGTTCCCGGAGCTGATCAACGCCGATCTGACCAAGTTCGCCGCCGCAATGCAGGGGGTGGTCAGCGCCGTGGTGATCCTGATCGACAAGGGCCTGATGACCCAGGAGACGGGCTTGAGCATGGTGGCTGACGTGGCCCAGCGCTTCGGCCAGGAATTCGACGCCAAGGCGGAGCTGGAGGCGGCCCAGGAAGAGTTCCGAGAGCGCGAGACGGCGCGTGCCGCGGCGGACACGTTCAACCTGCCGGCGGATCTGCGGGCAGAGCAGCAGCGCCAGCAGGCCGGAGCCGGCGGCGCGGGCGCGCCCACGCCGGCGCCCGCCCCGGCTGCATGACGCCTGAGCAGAAGTCCTTCCAGGCCGCGCTCGCCGAGCGGCTGCGCCAGCGCGCACGCACCATGCTTGCCGGCGAAACCCAGGTGCTCAAGCAGCTCGCGCAGGCGCGCACCGAGATCCTGACCATCCTCGCCGGGTTGCCCAGCGACTACCAGCAGTGGCAGCTCTCCCTCCTGGTCGGCCAGATCACCGAGGTGCTCGATGGCGCCACGGGCCGGGCCGGCGCGTTGTTCGACACCACCGCCCGCGACATCTGGCAGCAGGGCGAGGACTTCATCGACAAGCCACTCGCCGTGATCGGCCGGGCCGTGGAGTTGCAGCTGCCCCTCCTCGACACCCGCGTCCTGACGGCGATGCGCAGCTTCGGCCAGCTGCGCCTCAAGGACGTGGGCAGGGAAGCAACCAGCAAGATCGGCGCGCAGCTCAGCCAGGTCACCATCGGCGCCCGGCCGGTGCAGGACGCCGTGCGCGCCATCCAGGCCCAACTGGCTGGCCCGACGCCGGTGCGTGCGACGACCATCGTGCGCACCGAGGTTGGACGCGTCTTCGCGGTGGCCAGCGAGGATCGGCTGGAGCAGGCGGCCGACTTGGTGCCGGAGCTGCAGAAGCAATGGCGGCGCAGCGGCAAGATCCACAGCCGGTGGACGCACGACCTGATGGACGGTCAGGTCGTGGGCGCCAGGGAATCCTTCAAGGTGCCCAACCCGGGCGGGGGCTTCGACATGATGAAGTGCCCCCACGATCCCCAGGCCCCGGCCGAGCAGGTGATCAACTGCGGATGCGTGGCGCTGCCGACGATGAAGGGGTGGCAGGTCATGACGCCGGGCGCCAAGCCATTCACCAAGAAAGAACTGCAGCTCGACGGAAGAAAGGCTGCTCTGGACCAGGCGGCGAAGCGCGCCGGCCGGCGCCGGGAGGGTGGCTGATGGCGCTCAGGCCGTAGGAGCCGCGATCCGGGTAAGACGCCACCAGGGTATGGAATTTTCCGGCGCGGCCCGCCAGCGCCCGGTTAGCCCGGAGTTAAACGTATCGGCGGGGCCGGGTGGCGATGTGGAATCCGGCCATCGGGCGTGGTAGCCTGAAAACGCCCCCTCAGGGCCCCTGGCCGACACCTGTCGGCCTTATTTATATGTCGGCGCTCGCTGACAGTCGCTCCATCCCTTATCTGGAGCGACATCGATGTCCGACACCCCCCAGGCTGACAAGGCCGCCAAGGAGCTGACCGCCGCCGAGGCGGCCAAGCGCGTCAGCCGCCCGATCTACGAGCAGGCCCAGGGCAAGGATGAGTCCGGCGCCCCCATCCTGATCTCGAAGTTGGTCAAGCGTGCGCCTGTCAAGGTGGACGAGGTACTCAGCTTCAAGGATTACGGCACCCACGTCGTCGTGGTCACCACCGACGGCCAGAAGTTCAGCAGCCTGGACGGCAAGGACGCCTGATCGTCATGGTCAAGCTGATCCCGGCCGGCAGCGGCTTCGCCCGGCTCACCGAGGCGGTCACCACCGAGTACGGCCAGCTCATCGAGCTGGTGCGCCAGGCGGTGCAGGCCAAGGTCCGCGTGGCCGGCATCACCAGCGACTACTACGTCGACGTGCGCGGCATCTGGCCCGACCAGGTCGTGGTCAGCGTGCGCGGTCGCCTCTATGCCTACGCCTACACCCTGGGCGCCGACAACACCGTGGTGGTGGGCGACGGCCAGGAGGTGGTGGCGAGTTACCAGCCGGTGGCGGCGGTCGATCCGGCGGCGGTGCGCGAATCGGTGCACCAGCAGGGTTCGACGTTGCTGTCATCCCATATGACGGTTGGCGTTCTGGGTGGGTTGTCGACGCAAAGCGCGCAACTGCAGCACTTGGTGCAGGCCGAAGCGTTCCGCGAGGCCACGGACGGCTCCATCCAGGTCACGCTCCTGCGGGCTGGCCGCTCGATCAACAACAACTTCTACCCGGACGCCGTGCTGCGCGAGTCCGCACCGCAGTTCGAAGGGGTGCGGGTCTTCGTCAAGAGCGACGACGAGCACACCAGCGGCAAGGGCAAGGACGTCCGCAATCTGATCGGCGGCGTCTACGGCGTCCGCTTTGTCGAGGGCAAGGGTGCCGACGCGGGCGCGCTGGTCGGCACCTTCAAGCCGCTGGACCCGAAGGACGCCGCCGTCGTCAAGATGACCGAGGCGGTCAAACGCGGCCTCACCGGCCTGCTGGGCCTGTCCATCGACGCAATCGCCCAGACCAAGAAGCGCCAGCAGGGCCGCGAAGTCCTGCGCGAGGCGGCCAAGTTCCTCAAGGTTCATTCCGTCGACCTGATCGTCGAGCCGGGCGCTGGTGGCGGCCTGGATCGTCTTACCGAAGCCACCGCCACCGACATCTCCCCCAACTCCCCCGAAGGAAGCACCATGCCCCTGTGGAAGCAGCGTCTGCTGGAGGCCATCAAGGCCAAGGATCCGGCCGCCCACGCCAAGATCGACCCCGCCACCATCGGCGATGACGACCTGGTCAACCTGCACGAGTCCGTCTGCGGCTCCCTTCTGGCCCCGCCCGGCGCCGACCGGGTGACCGAGGCCGCCCGCGGCGACGACGCGCCCGTGACCCGCGCCGACCTGGCGATGCTCCAGGTGCGCCAGGCCGCCGCGGTCAAGATCACCGGCAGCAAGCTGCCGCAGCTGGCCAAGGACCGCCTGGCGGCCAACTTCGCCGGCATGGAGCGCTTCACCGAGGCCCAGGTGGACGATGCCATCAAGAGCGAAGGCGAGTATCTGGCCCGGTTCACCGAGTCGGGCTCCGTTCGTGTGCCGGCGTTCGGCAACATCGAGGTCGGCGACCGAAGCGCCCAGATCAAGGACATGCTGGACGCGTTCTTCGATCCGGCACACAAGGACCACCGCAACATCCAGTCGTTCCGCGAGGCCTACGTCGAGATCACCGGCGACCGCCGCGTGACCGGCCGCATCGAGAACTGCGACCTGTCGCGCCTGTCCGAGAGCCTGGGCATCATGCGCGAGTCGGTCAGCAGCAGCACCTTCTCGGCCGCGCTGGGCGACAGCATCACGCGGCGCATGCAGGCCCTGTACCTGGGCATGGTGGACCTGGACACCTGGAAGAAGGTGGCGACCTGGGGCCCTGTGAATGACTTCCGCACCCAGGAACGCATCCGCATCGGCGGCTATGGCAACCTGCCCGCCGTGGCGCAGGGCGGCACCTACCAGCCGCTCACCACCCCGGGCGACGACAAGGCCACCTACGCGGTGACCAAGCGCGGCGGCACCGAGGACGTGACGCTGGAGGCGATCAAGAACGACGACGTCCAGGCGCTGCGCCGCATCCCGCTGGAGCTGGCACTGGCCGCCAAGAACACGCTGTACGAGTTCGTGTTCGACTTCTACCGCGCCAACCCCACGATCTACGACACCAAGGCGCTGTACCACGCCGACCACGGCAATCTCTTCACGGCCGCGCTGTCCGCCGCCGAGTTCGTCGCGCACCGCCTGGCGATGCAGAAGCAGACGCGCGCCGGCAGCGGCAAGCGGCTGGCCACGGCTCCGGTCTCGATCCTGGTGCCCTTCGAATTGCAGGAGACGGCATTCAACCTGTTCGTGCGCAACCAGAACCTGGACAAGACCTTCGTGCAGTCGATCAACCCGGAGATCATTCCGGTGTCGTACTGGACCGACGGCAACGACTGGGTGACGGTCGGCGACCAGGCGCGCGCCCCGGTGCTGGAGATCGGCTTCCTGGACGGCCGCGAGGATCCCGAGCTGTTCGTTCAGGACATGCCCAACGTGGGCTCGATGTTCACCAACGACAAGATCACCTACAAGATCCGGCACATCTACGGCGGCAACATCCTGGTCGACGGCTGGAAGGCCACCACCAAGGCCGTGGTGGCCTGACGGCATGGCCCTGGTCGACTATGAGCAGCTCGTCGCGCGCCTGGTGGGCGGGCAGAACGCCGGCGTCGACCAGGGCGACATCGCCAGCGCCATCGCTCTGGCGGTGACGCGTTACAGCGCCGATCAGCCCCGTGTGCTGGTGCGCAACACCGCGTGGCTGCTCCAGGGCAACCTGGCGCCGCTGCCGGCGGACTGGGAGGTCGGCAGCGGCATCCTCTCGGTCGAGTACCCGGTCGGCCGCTACCCGGCACAGTTGATCGACGCCGAGGTCTACCAGGATGCCGGCGGCGCCCAGCTCGTGAGCATCGAGCCGCTGCCGGCCGCCGCGGTGGTGCGGGTGACCTTCACCGTTCGGCACCAGCTCGGCGCCCAGGCCGACACGATTCCCGAGGTGCACCGCGAGGCGGTTGCCAGCTACGCCGCCCACTCGCTATGCCGACAGTTGGCCGCGCGCTTCAGCGGCGAGCGGGAATCGAGCATCAGCGCAGACGGCAGCAATACGGACTCCCGCGCCCGCAACTACGCGGCGCGCGCGAAGGAACTGCGCGCGACCTACTACGGCGCCATCGGCAAGCCCGACCCCGCCTTGCAGACGAGCGGCCAGACCGCCGGGTCGGGCGCGACACCCGCTGCCGCGGTCGCCAGCTGGGAGGGACGGCCGCGCAACCGGCTCACGCGCATGGGGTCCGGCCTGTGAGCAGCCTGCATCTGAGCATCGGAGGCCTGGCGGCCATCAACCGTGGCCTGGCCGAAGATCCGGCCATGGCTCGGCGCGAGCTGTTGATCGCAATGACCGAGGCCACGCTGCTGGTCGAGCGCGAGGCGAAGGAGCGCATGCCGCGCGGCGCCACGGGCCTGACTGCGCAGTCCATCCAGTCCGATGCCTTCAGTACGCCGGCCGGCGTGCTGGGGGTGGTGAGCAGCTCGCTGCCGTCCGCTTCGGCCGTCGAGCTGGGCACGCGGCCCCACATGCCGCCCATGGATGCGCTGGTGCCCTGGGTTCGGGCGGTCCTCGGCGTGTCGCCGAAGCGCGAGCGCAGCGTGGCTTACCTGGTGGCCCGCAAGATCGCGCGGCGCGGCACGCCCGCGCAGCAGCCCTTCGCCAAGGCCATCGCGGCGACCGAGAGCCGGGTGCTGCGCATGTTCGAAGCGGCGGCCGGACGCATCGCCGCCCGCTCGGCAGGAGGCGCATCGTGAGCGGGCTGGCCGACATCCGCGCCGCGATCCTTGCCTCAGTGGGGGCAGTGCCCGAGGTGGGGCCGGTGCACGCTTACGAGCGATACATGCGCGAGGAAAGAGACTTCGCCGCGCTCTACCTCTACCAGCCCGCAGGCGCTCCGCAGCCCCAGGTTCGTGGCTGGTGGTTGAGGCGCTGGAGCACAGACGAGCGCTCGCCCAACGTGGCTCGCAGCATCGATGTGCACACTTGGCGCCTGCGCGGCTACATGGCCCTGGCTGATGCCGACGCCTCCGAGTTGGTGTTCGATGAGCTGATCGAAGCGATCCGTACCCGGATCCGGCACGACCCCACCTTCGGCGGTGTCTGCAACCCCGGCTCCGGTCTCGATGGCGACGAAGACAGCGGCGTGCAGGTCGGCGACGTCGGGCCGGTCAGATTCTGCGGGGTGCTGTGCCACTCCGCCGTCCTCACTTTCAAGACCTGGAGCTACCAATGAGCAGACGCACTTCCGGCCCGGCTACCTCCGAGGCACGCGAGCCGAACGAAAAGGGCGCGGCGCCGGCAGACGCCGCCGAGCTGCCGGACACCCCGGTGCCGGACGAGCACGCCGGCACCGGCGGCCTGTACGAGATCCGCGACGGCCAGCGCGTGCTGGTCGAGCGCACCGCGCAACCCTGAAGGAAGTTAAACCATGTCCCTGATCACGCGGCGCATGGCCATCCTGGCCAAGATCGAAGCCACCCTGGGCGTCGACGCCATACCCACCGGCGCGGCCGACGCGATGCTCGTCGGCTCCCCCAACCTGTCGCCCCTCGAAGGCGACGAGGTCGAGCGCGACATCGTGCGGCCGTACTTCGGTGCCGGCGGCTCGGTGCTCGCCACGCAGTTCCGCAAGCTGAGCTTTGCGGTCGAGTTGGCGGGCGTAGGCGCTGCCGGCGATCTTCCCGGCTACGCCGCGCTGCTGCGCGCCTGCGCCATGTCCGCCACCGTGGCGGCCAACACCAGCGCCACCTTCGCGCCGGTCACGGACGGGCTGGAGTCGCTGTCGATCTACGCCAACATGGACGGCGTGAACCACGCCCTGCTGGGCGCGCGCGGCAGCTACAAGCTCGACATCAGCGCCAAGGCTCTGCCGAAGTTCGAGTTCGAGTTCACCGGCGCCTACGTGCCGCCGGCCGACACGCCCCGCCCCGCAGCGGTCTACCCGAAGTTCCTGGCGCCGCTGCCCGTCAACAAGGCCAACACCACGCTCGCGCTGGACGGCTTCACTGCGGCGGCCAGCGCCTTTTCCCTGGACGCGGGCAACACGGTGGTCAAGCGCGACCTGATCAACGTCGACACCACCGAGATCACCGGCCGCAAGTCCACCGGGTCGGTGACCTTCGAGGCCACGCTGGTTGGCACCAAGGCGTGGGTGGAGATGGCCCGCGCTTCCGCCATCGTGCCGCTGGCGCTGCGCCACGGCCAGGGCGCCACCAACGTGGTGGAGGTGAAGTCGACCCGCGCGCAACTCGGCAAGCCCAGCTACAGCGACGTCGACGGCATCCAGATGATCACCATCCCGCTCGTGTTCGTGCCCGCGTCGGGCAACGACGAGTTCTCCATCATCGTTCGCTGACCATGGCCCAGAAACTCAAGATCAACGCCAAGCCCACCTTCTCGGCTCCTGTCGTGCTGCGCCTGGCCGCCGACAACGGCGAGGTCCAGGACGTGCCCTTCACCGCGATCTTCCGCCGCGTCAAGGGGAGCGAGGCCAACGCCATGCAGGCGCAGCTGGAGGCGCGCCAGCTCAAGGACAGCGAGCTGCTGGACAAGGTGCTGGCGGGCTGGGAGGGTCTGGAGGCCGAGGACGGCACGCCGTTCCACTTCACGCCCGAGAACAGGGCTGCCGCCCGCGAGGACTGGCCGACCTTCGAGGCGGCCATCGTCTTCGCCTACTTCAAGCACCAGGACGCGGCCGTCGTAAAAAACTGAAGGAGGCCGTCCGCTTCCTGTTCGGCGCACGAAGCGCCAGTATCCACGAGGAGCCCATCGATGAGGAGATTCGCCGCCAGGCTGCTCGGCTTGGTCTCGATGCTGAGCGCCTGGTGCGCGAGCCCACCCGGCAGGACGGCGCCGGCTTCGAGTTGTGGGAGGAGCACGTCGCCGCGTTCCAGGTGTTCTTCCTGTGCGCCCGCCAGTGGCGCTTCAGCCTGGGCTTCGGCTCAGTTTGGTATGAGGGCCTGGATCTCGCTGCGGTGGACGTGGCGATGCGGCGCCTGGGTGTCCCCGATGAGCGGCAGGAGGAGCTTCTGTTTCAGCTCCGGGTGATGGAGGAGGAAGGAAGGGCCGTGCTCAACGGCGCGGGCTGACGAAGTTGTTCAGCACCAGCAGAGGCACGATCACGATGGGCGAGACCAGCGCCAGCATCAGCCACCAGGTGGGATGCGACAGGCAGAACAGCAGGCCGAGGAGCCAGAGGGACAGCCACTTCATGATGGGCGGACTGTAGCGCATTGACCGCCGCGCCGCGCGCCGGCAGACTTGGCACTCCAGACGACAGAAAAGGCCGACACGCGTCGGCCTTATTCATTTGGGCGTTGCCCTCGACCATAGACAGACGATGGCAAACGAGCGGCAAGTCGGAATTCGGATGACGGTGGATGCAACGTCGGTCTCGACGCAGCTCCCCGCAGCCGGCGCGCAGTTCGACCGCTTCGCCGCCACCACCGAAGCCTCGTCGCGGCGCGCCACCCAGGCCGTCGCCCGCGTCAACATGTCGGTCACGGACCTGGTGCGCGGCGCCGCGGGCCTGACCGTCGTGGCCGCAGCCGTGGGCACTGTCACCTCCGCCCTCAGCGAGCTGCCCCAGCGCGGGCTGGCCTTCACCAGCGAGGTGGAGGTGGCCCAGCTGGGCATGGCCGGCATCCTGCGCTCGATGACGGCCGTCAACGGCCAGCAGACCCAGTGGAATGACGCCCTGCGGATCTCGGGCGACATCATCGGCAAGCTCAACGACGACGCCCTGCGCACCGCGGCCAGCAGCCAGGAGTTGGTGGGCGTGTTCCAGGCACTGCTCGGGCCGGGCCTGGCCGCGCGCATGACGCTGGACCAGGTCCGCGAACTGACGGTGGTGGGCACCAACGCCGTCAAGAGCCTGGGCCTGTCCGGCGGCCAGGTGGTGCAGGAGCTGCGCGACCTGGTGCAAGGCGGCATCACCGCCTCTGGCTCGTCGCTGGCCACTGCCCTCGGCCTGAAGGACGAGGACATTGCCAAGGCCAAGGCATCGAGCGAGGGCCTGTTCGCCTTCCTGATGTCCCGGCTCAAGGGCTTCAAGGACTCCAGCGAGTCCTATGGCAGCACGCTCAAGGGATCCTTCGAGCAGCTGCAGGAAGGCGCGACGCGCCTGGCCGCCGACGGCATGAAGCCGCTGACCGACGAGATCAAGAAGGCGCTGCAGGGCGCCTCGGACTTCCTCGTCGTCACCAATGCCGCCGGGCAGCAGCAGATCAACCCCACTCTCGTGGCGGGCCTGCAGCACTACGCCGAGTCGGCGGCCAAGGCCCTGTCCGTGGGCCGCGACGTCGTGCAGCAGCTGTGGGAGCACCGGGAAGCCATCGGCCTGCTGATGGCGGCCTACAAGGCCTTCCGCATCGGTCAGTGGGCCGCGGAGGCCGCCGCCGCCGTCCAGGCCAAGATGGAGCTGTCGCAGGCGGATCGCCTCGCGCGCGTGGAGGCCGCAGCCAGCCAGGCCGCGGATGCCCAGGCCGTGACCAGCAGCCGTGCCAAGGTGACGGCGCTGCTGGCCGAGCTGGCGGCCAAGCAGGCCTCGGCCGAAGCCGACGTCGCTGCCGCTGCGGCGCAGCGCGCGCAGCTGGTGGCGACGAACGAGGCCATCGCCATCTCGCGCGCCGAGGTGTTGGCGAAGATGGAGTCGGCCCGCGCCACCATGGCCCAGGCCCAGGCGCAGATCCAGGCGGCACAGGCGGCCGGCGCGCAGAGCTTCGCCCTGGCCGCGGTGCGCGACGGCACCGTGGCCCTGTCCGCGGCCCAGCAGCGGCACGCCGCGCTGATGACCGAGCTGGCGGTGCTGGGCCAGCAGCAGGCGCGGGTGAATGCGCAGATCACGGCCACCACCGTCGCCCAGGCAGCAGCCCAGGACGCTGCTGCTGCGGCGGCAGGCCGGCTGGGCGCGGCCACCGGCGCGGCCTCCCTGGCCAGCCGCAGCTTCGGCTTGGTGGTCGGCGCCCTCGGCGGGCCCGTCGGCATCGCCATCATGGCCGTGGCCGGTCTCGCCATGTGGCTGTACCGGCTGAAGTCGGCCGCCGACGACGCCGCCAAGACGGGCCTGCAGATCCAGCGGGCCGAGAAGGATGCAGCCAGCGGCAAGGTGCCGGAGATGCGCGACGTGGCGGCCATGGAGGCCGAGCTGTCGCGCTGGAAGGATCGGCGCGATGAGCTGATTGTCTCGGGCAAGAAGAGCATGACCGAGTGGGTGAACGGTGCCCCGGTTAAATCGACGGTCGAGAGCCTGGACGCTGGCATCGCCAACCTGGAGGAACGGCTGGGCAAGGTCCGGGCGGCCTCCACCGGCGCGGCGCAGGGCCAGCAGCAGCTGACGCTGACGGTTGAGGGCGCGCGCCAGGCCTGGCGCAAGGCCAACGGCGACGTGAAGACGTCCGCCTCCATCCAGGAGGAGTACACGCAGAAGCTGCACGGCTCCCAGACGGCCTTCCAGCAGTACCTGGCCGTGCTGGAGAAGAACGGCGCCACCGAGTCCACGATCCAGGAGGCGCGCAAGCGCCAGGCGCTGGACGAAGCTGGCCTGAAGGCCGAGCGCGACAAGGCGCTCAAGTCGCTCAGCGCCGACGGCGTGTCGACCGAGAAGCGCGGCCTGGAGGCGCAGATCGCCGCGGTCGAGAAGGGCTATAAGCTCAAGGCGCTCGCCATCACCGACGGCATGGATGAGGTGGACAGCCTGGTCAAGCGCGACCTGATGTCGGACTACGCTGCCGTGGGCCGGCGCCGCGAGCTGCAGCTGCTGGACCTGAAGAACCGCGAAGACGCCCTGCTCCAGAAGATCGCGCTGAAGCGCAAGGAAAAGGACTCCGAAAAGGAGGTCGCCTCCCTGCAGGGCGAGCTGGCCGAGTTGCCCGCCCAGCGGCGCAACATCGACAGCAAGGCCGCGCGCGACCAGGAAGAGCTGCTGGTGGCGCCGCAGATCGCCCAGCTCAAGGCCCTGCGCCAGACCATCGACGGCGTGCGCGACCAGGCTACCGAGCAGGAGCGTGCCAACGCCGTGATCGGGAAGGCCAAGACGGCGGTAAACGACCTCACCATCGCCTATCTCGAGCGCCAACAGGCAGAGCTTGAGGGTTCTCAAGGCAGCACTGCCTACGTGGCTGCCCTGGAGGAGCGCATCGCGGCCGAGAAGCGCCTGCGAGCCGCTGTAGGCGCTGGAGAGGGGCTTCAGCTCGCACAGGACTGGAAGGACAAGCAGCGCGAAGAGGCTCGGAAGATGTCCGAGGACACGCGCAGCATGTTCATCCAGGGCGTGAATGGCCTGCTGTCGAGCGACGCCAACGTCTTCGAATCGCTCGGCAGCTCGCTGCGCAACACCATCATCAGTGCGGTCGCTGGCGCGTTCTACGACGCCCTGTTGAAGGATGCGGTCGACAACTTCACGAAGCTCGTGAGTTCGGAACTGCGGAAGGCAATTTCCCCGGGCGGGGATAGCTCCGGCGCGTCGTTCGGTTTGAGTCTGCTCAAGGGGGCAAGCAGCATTTACTCCAGCGGCCTCTCTGGCAACGCAGCAGCGGCAGCGGCAAGTTCCATCGGTGGAAGCGACACCTTGGGCACCATGATCGGGCTGATGGGCCTTGTGAAGCCCAGCGCCAAGGGGAACGTCTTCGACGGTGCCGCCGGTCTGAGCAGCTACGTCAACACGCTGGTGGACCGCCCTACCGTCTTCCCGTTCGCCAAGGGCGGCATCGGTCTGATGGGCGAAGCCGGCACCGAGGGCATCTTCCCGCTGCGCCGCGACAGCCAGGGCCGCCTCGGCGTCATCGGCATGAGCGGTGGCCAGGGCGGCGCGCCGCTGCACTACGCACCCACGACCCACTTCCACCTGGACAGCCGCGTCGACCGCGGCGCGGCCATGGCCGACGCACAGCGCCTGGTGAAGGAAAGCGACCGCCGCCAGTTCGAACGGCTGCAGCGCCTGCGGATTGCACCCGAATGAGCATCATCGAGATCCCGGCGGGCCTGCCGGTTAAATCACAGGTCTGGGGCATCCGGTCGTTCGACCAGGCCTTCGGCAACGGCGATACCGGTTCCACCCAGGTGGCGGTGCTGGGCCCGCCGCGTCGCGGCTGCTCTCTCGTGAGCGAGGAAGCGATTCCGGTGACCAGCGAGGCCGACCTGTGGTCCATGCTGCTTCACAGCCTGGAGGGCCGCGTCAACAAGCTGGCGGTCTACGACCTGCTGCGCCCTGCGCCGCGAGGCACCGCACGCGGTGCCTGGGTGGCGGCAGCTGCAGCCGCGCCTGGGAGCAGCACGCTGACGATCCAGGCCGGTGCGGCACAGACCGGGCGCACCCTGCTGGTGGGCGACTGGATCGGCGTGAACCAGGCCGGCGCCCAGCGCCAGCTACTGCACGTCCAGGCGCCGGCACAGGTCGACGGCAATGGCGTGCTGGCGGTGTCGTTCAAGCCCGTCCTCCGCGTAGCGGTGGCCGCAGCCAGCGTCGTGGTGTGGGACAAGCCCACATGCCTGATGCGCCAGGTGCCAGCCGACGCGAAATGGACCACCGAACGTCGCATGCGCGGCGGCTTCTCGCTGGACCTCTTGGAGAGCTGGGAATGAGCGTCGAGACCAATGCTGGCTTCGACGCCGCAGCCCAGGCGCCGGCCTACGGCGTGCTCGCGCTCGTCGAGGCCCGTGCGCGTTCCGGCGTGATCCGGCTGACGGACTGGCCGCTCGACGTTGTGGCCATGGGGCAGACCTGGAAGGGCATCGGCTCGCTCGGCAAGGTCGGCGAGCTGCACGAGAGCGATGACGGCGCCGCGCAGAAGCTCGACTTCACGCTGTCGCCGGTCGACCTGAGCATGAAGGCGTTCGCCCTGTCGGATGCCAACGACTGGCAGGACCGACCGATCCGGCTTTGGGTGGTCCTGGTAGACGCGCAGACCCACCAGATGGTGGGCTCCCCCGTTCTTCGATTCGCCGGCGTCATGGACAACATGAAGCTGGACCGCCCCGAGGCCAACGACGGAAGCGAGGAGCCCGGCATCCGCCTGGCGGCGCGCACCGCCACCTACAACGTCCGCAACAACCCGGCGGCCCTGCGCATGAACAACGCACAGCACCGCGCTCGCTTCCCAGCCGAGCGGGGCTTCGAGTACCTGCAGGGGTTGATCGGCAACCCGTCCGTCTACGCCAGCCTGGCCTTCAGCGCCTTCCTCTACATCCGCAACATGCTGGGGGTGAAGTGAAAGAGCTGGACGCCTTCATCGACGCGCGGCGCGACCAGGACTTCGCCTACTTCGAACGAGACTGCGCCACGCTGGCCGCTGACTGGGTGCAGCTGCGCACTGGCGCGGATCCGCTGGCATCGCTGCGCCTGGACGGCGGGCCGCTGGCCAGCCGCCGCCTGCTCACGGCCCTGCGCCATGTGCGGGCCCACGGCGGCTTGCACGCCGCGGCCGTCGAGCTGCTGGGCCCGGCGCTGCCCGGCCTGATGGCCTGCCGCGGCGACATCGTGCTCATGCGTAGCGGTGGGCGGCTCGGGCTCGTGAGCGGGCATGCCTTCGGCATCTGCACCGGGCAGAACCTGGTGGCGCCTGGCAAGGACCGGCTCACTTTTCTGGGCCTGACGGCGGGGGTGGCGGCATGGCGCGTGTGATACGAGTCCTGCTCCTGGTGCTGCTGGCCAGCTTCGTGCTGCCAGCCCATGCGGAACCGGTCACGACGTTCTTCACGGCCATCGGGTACGCCCTCGGCGCGTCCACCGCCGCCACGGCGTTCTCTGTCGGCGCGTTCGTTGTCTCCACCGCGGTGACCATCGCGACGTCGGCATATCAGTCCAGCCAGGCCAAGAAGGCTGCTCGGGCCGCAGCCGCCAAGCAGCTCGCCCAGGACATCGCGTCGTTGCAGGACCGCACGATCACGGTCCTGCAGTCCGATTCGCCACCGCGCGTGGTGTACGGCTCGCCCGCGCCCTTCGCCGGATCCGTGACGGCAATGTTCTCGTCCGGTGCCGGCGACGAGTGGACCCACATGGTGGTGATCTGGGCGGGCCACCCCTGTGCGGGCATCGATGAGATCTACATCGATGACGATCCGGTCCAGGCCGACGCGAACGGCTGGACCACGAACGAAGCCCTGTTCCACAAGGCCACCAGCGGCTTTGATCTGAGCGCCGGGCCGGCGGTGCACGTGTCCCACCACCTGTCGCCCGGCGGCGTGGACGTGGCCGACGCCTATCTGATGGACGTGCTCAACGTTCGCAGCCCCGGGCTCTGGACGGCCGACCACAAGCTGAGCGGCTACACGTACTCGGTCATCAGCGTCAACAAGGTGTTTGAGCGGTTCCGCAATGGCCTCTCGTACAAGATGCTGGCAAAGCTGCGCGGCAAGCTTGTGCTGGACGTGCGCACTGGCCAGCGCGTGTACAGCCGCAACGCCGCGCTGTGCCTGGCCGACTTCCTGACCAGCGAAGAGGGCTTACAGGCCGAGTTGGATCAGATCGATCTGGATGATCTGATTGCCGCGGCGAATGCGTGCGACGAGCAGGTGTATGGCCCGGAGGCCGTGGCCGACCTCACCAACTTCGGCGGTAGCCGCGCGCGCTACGTGGTGGACGGGCTCTTCAAGACCGACCAGGACCGCGACGCCACGCGCCAGCAGCTCGAAGGCGCCATGGCCGGCCGCTGCCTGGAGAGCGCGGGCGTCTGGCGCATCCTGGCCGGTGCATGGTCCACGCCGGTGATGCACCTGACCGCGGACGATCTGCTGGCGCCCAGCAGCGTGGAGCAGATGTCCACCCCCGGCAAGAGCCGGTTCAACGGCGCCAAGGGCAGCTACGTGCGCGCCAACGGCAACGGCATCAGCGAGGATTTCGCGCCCTACAGCAACGCGACCTTCCTGCAGTTGGACGAGGTCGAGCGCCTGGATGACCTGGCGCTGCCCTGGACCGGCGCGCACGTGCGCGCGCACCAGCTGGCACGCATCAAGGTCGAGAAGAGCCGCGGTGGCTTCACCGTGCGCATCCACCCCAAGATGCGCGCATGGGCCGTACAGCCGGGCGACCGGATCCAGCTGACCGAGCCATACCTTGGCATCATCGGAAAGAACTTCGTCGTCACGGACTGGGTGTATTCGCGCTCGACGCCGCTGTCCCTGCTGCTGGAGGAAGACGAGCCCGATTACTACGACCTGGCGGACGAGGTGCGCGCCGACGCCGCGCCCAACACGAACCTGGTTAACCCGTTCGCGTTGCCCAACGCGCCGCAGGGCCTGACGGTGTCCAGCGGCCTCGAGGCGGCGGCCGTCCAAGGCGCCACCCTTGTGGTTCGGGCACACGTGCAGTGGAACCGTGCCGTCGACGCGCGGGTTCTGTTCGGCGGCGCGGTGCGGGTGCAGTGGCGCGAGGAAGTCGCGCAGGGGCAGGACGAGAAGCCATGGCAGGTGATCGAGCTGCCGGGCGAGTCGGTCGACGTTTACCTGCTCGGCCTGGATGTGGGTCAGCCCTACATGGTGCGGGTCCAGTTCGTCACGTCGGTGGCCAGCTCGCCCTGGGCGTACTTCGGTCACACGGTCGAGGGCAACACCGAGAACCCGGCCGACGTCTCGGGCCTGGAGCTGTGGATCGCCAATGACGGCATCCGGGCCCGCTGGGCGGCGCCCACCGGCGTCGACCTCCTCGAGTGGGACGCCACCCAGGTGCGCCGCGGCGCCACCTGGCTGGCCGCTGCGGCCGACGTGCGCTTCGACGGCCGCACCACTACCGCGAACCTCGGCTGGTTCCCCGCCGGCCCCCAGGTGGTCTGGGCCGCTCACCACTCGGTCACCGGCCGCTGGTCGGCGCCGATCTCCTCGCCCATCGCCATCACCATCCCGGCGCAGCCCATCGTGAGCTTCGGGATCTCGATGCAGTTCGTGCAGTTGAAGTGGCCAGACTGCCGCACGAGCCAGCCCATCGCCTACTACCTGGTGCGGCGCGGGCAGGCCTGGGCCACGGCCGAGGCTATCGGTCAGTCCGCCGCCACCTCGTTTAACTTGCAGGGCCAGATCGGTGCCGCTCGGTACTGGGTTGCGGCCGTCGACGTGGCCGGCAACGTCGGCGCGCCGGCCTATGTCGACGTGACGGTCGAGCAGCTCATCGAGGGCGCGCTCGACACGCTCGACCAGCAGCTCGGCGACGCCTTCCAGCAGATTCAGCAGTCGAACAGCGACTGGGCTGCAGCGGTCGCCCAAGCGGCGCAGACTCAGGCCGCCGCGCTGCTGCAGGCGGTGCAGAAGAGCGCGGCGGACCTGGCAGCGGAGGCGCAGGCGCGCGCCGCCGCCATCACGGCCGCAGCGGCCACCGAGGCACAGGCCCGGGCGGCTGGGCTGGCGCAGGCGGCGCAGGACCGCGTCAACGCCCTGGCCAGCGAGGTGATCGCCCGCAACGCGGCGATCCAGCAATCCGAGATCGCGCTGCAGGCGAGCATCGATGCCCTGCACACCCAGCTCGGGGACATCATCGGCGCGGCCGACTACGACCCCGCGCACGCCTATGCCGCCGGCGAGCTGGTCAAGAAGGACGGCAAGCTCTGGCGCTCCCTGGCCGCCATGCCGGCCAACGCGGGCCACGCGCCGCCGGACGCCGCCTTCTGGCAGCTGGTGGGCAACTATGACTCCATCGGCGAGGCCGTCGCCGCGCTGGCGGCCCAGTCCGAGGAACAGCTCGCGCGCATCCAGACGGTCGAGGGCGGGCTCGCTGTGCAGGCCAGCAGCATGCAGAACGTGCAGGGCCGCCTGCATTCGGTGGAAGGCGGCACTGCGGCGAACGCTGGTGCCATCGGTGGGCTGCAGGCCCTCACGTCCGACATCAACGGACGCCTGGTCAGCGCGGCCCAGAACGTCCTTGACCTGCAGGCGCTGACGCGCCTGGACCTGGGCAGCCTCGTGCGCGACGGACAGTTTGACCGTGTCGGCACCTGGTCGGGCATTACGCGTACCCCGCGCACCGCCGCCGGCGTGCCCGCGGGCGCACCGACCACCTATGTCGGCTTCAAGCCCGGCCGCGACTCCTACGAGAACGGCCAGGCCTTCTACGTGCGGCGCGGTGATCGGTACTGGGCCACGGCCACGGTGGCGAGCGTCAACGCGGCGCTGCCCTTCACGGTCGGCTTTCACTTCCACAACCCGGAGACGAACCAGCATCACTGGCACGCGGCCGATGTGACCTATGCCACGGCCGGCGCCTGGAAGCGCCTGGAGGGCGAGGTGCCGGCGCCCGACTGGGCGACGGTGGCCGAGGTGTGGCTCCAGATCAACGGCAGCGGCGACCTGTCCGGCGAAGGCTGGTACGTCACCAACGTGGACGCCCGCAGCATCGCGAGCCAGGGCGTCACCAAGGCGGCTATTCAGGTCCAGGCGACGGCCAACCAGGCCACCAGCGCACGCGTCGACCAGCAGGGCAACACGCTCGCCAGCCACGCCAGCGACATCCTGCGCCTCACGGGCGACGTGGCCGGCAAAGCCGACGCCTCGGTGGTCCAGTCCATCCAGCAGACCGTGCAGCAGCACGGCACCGAGCTCTCCACACAGTCCGGCCAGCTCGTGAGCATGGCGAACCGCCTCACGGGCGCCGAGGGGCAGCTCAGCGGGCAGGCCTCGGCGTTCGCGCAGCTCAGCTCCACGGTGGTGGACCTCAACGGCACCTTGACGGCGCACACCCAGCGTCTGGACCAGCAGCAGACCGCCCTCGGCACCAAGGCCAGCGCCTCGGCGCTGGATGCCACCAATGTGACGGTGGGCAACCTCGCCAATCAGGTCGGCAGCGAAGCGGCGCGCACCACGGCGCTGACCGCCCGCATGGACAACCTGGCCGTCGGCGGGGCCAACCTGCTGACGGGGACGCGCGACTGGGCCACCGCGACGTTCAACGGCCCGACCGCGCTCGACGGCGAGTTCCTCGGCCTCAAGGTTCTGCGCTCGGACGGCCCTTGGGCCTACCGGTCCTTCCCCCTGCACGTCGAGGCGGGCCAGCCCTACGCGCTGAGCTTCTGGGCTCGCACGACGGCGGATGCCCCGGCCAATGGCGGCGTCTACTGGTTCAACGGCACGATGGAGGTGGAATGGACCTTCACCGGCCAGATGAAGCGGTACGCCTGGCTCTTCACGCCGGGTGAGACGCGCGACCTTTACATCCGCATCGAGTCGAGCAACGCCGGCGGTGGCCGCTCGATATGGGTGGCCGGGCTCAAGGTCGAGCGCGGCAACGTCGTCACGGACTGGGCGCCTTCGGCGGGCGATCTGTCGGCGGCCGACGCCAAGCTGGTCGCCGAGTCCAGCGCCCGGGCCGATGCCGACTCCGCGCAGAGCGGCCAGCTCGTGAGCCTGGCCGGCCAGGTCGCGGGCAAGGCGGACAGCAGCGCGCTGCAGGCGGTCCAGCAGACCGTGCAGCAGCACGGCGACGACATCGCGGCGCAGTCCCTGCGCACCGATGGCCTCGCCAGCCGTGTGGGCGCCGTGGAGGGCAAGGAGACGGCCAACGCTGGCGCCATCGCGCAGCTGCAAAGCGGCGCCGCCCAGACGGACGGCCGGCTGAGCGCCCAGGCCCAGGACCTGGTGGTCCTCGATGCCAAGTACGACCGCCGCACGAGCAACGACGGCGCGAACTGGATCGACAACCCGACGCTGGCACTGAACGCCGAAGGCTGGTCGGCCACCGTGCGCCGCGCCGCCGCCGACGCCGATGTGCCGGCCGGCGCGCCCTGCGCCTTCGTGGGCCACCTGCAGAATCGCGACGTTTTCGTCGGGCGGACGGTCACCGTCAGCCCCAAGGGCAAGCTCTACGCAGCCGCGTGGATGGCCCGCGGTGCGGCGGCGAACTTCGGCGCGGCGGTCGGCTTCGCCTTCCTGGATCGCAACGGCACCCTCTTCGACTTCCGAGCCGCGGCAGGGCTCGGGAGCACGGTGGGCGCCTGGTCGTTCGTTGGCGGCGAGGTGGACGTGCCGGACAACGCCGTGGCGGCATGCGGCTGGCTCCAGATCGACACCTTCTCCGCCTACGCCGAACAGCGGGTATTTGCGGCGCTGCCGGAGTTCCGCAGCGCTTCGGTCACGGGCGCGGTGCGGGCCACGCTGGCGGCGCAGGCCCAGGCGCTACAGCAGACCACGGCCCGTCTCGACCAGCAGGGCAACGACCTGAGCAGCCAGTCGGGCCAGCTGGTGAGCCTCACGAACCGCATGACCGGCGCCGAGGGCACGAACGCGGCGCAGGCCGGGCTGATCGGCGAGCTGCAGTCCAACGTCAGCAGCATCAACGGCCAGCTCACGGCCCATACGCAGCGCCTGGATCAGCAGCAGGCCGCCATCGGCACCAAGGCCAGCGCCGCGGCGCTGGACGCCACCAACGTCACGGTGGGCAACCTCGCCAACCAGCTCGGCAGTGAAGCAGCGCGCACCACGGCGCTGACTGCCCGCATGGACAACCTGGCAGTGGGCGCCGCCAACCTGCTGACAGGAACCCAGGACTGGAGCGGCGCCGCCTCCTCGTGGGGCGCGAACGCCCTTGACGGTGAGGTCTACGGGCTCAAGGTGCTGCGCTCGGATGGCAATTGGGCCTACAGGTCATTCGCCGCGCGGATCGAGGCAGACCAACCCTACGTTTTCAGCTTCTGGGGTCGTTGCCTGCCCGGGGCGAACAACCATGTGGGCATCTTCTGGTTCACCGGCCAAGATGAACAGTCGTTCTTGCTCACGGGCGAGTGGAAGCGCTACAGCTGGGCATTCAAGCGCTCACAGCTGGCTGACGTCTACGTGCGCATCGAGCCCTGGGACGCCGCTGGTGACCGGCCCGTGTGGATCGCCGGGCTCAAGCTAGAGCGAGGAACGGTCGCCACCGATTGGGCGCCGTCCGCCGGCGACCTGTCGGCGGCCGACGCGCGGCTCGTGGCCGAGTCGAAGGCACGCGCCGATGCCGACACCGCGCACAGCGGCCAGTTGGTCAGCTTGGCGGGCCAAGTAGCCGGCAAGGCCGACAGCAGTGCGCTGCAGCTCGTCCAGCAGTCGGTTCAGCAGCAGGGCGCGGACATCGCCGCTCAGTCGCAGCGATACGACGGCCTGGCCTCGCGCGTTGGCACGGTCGAGGGCAAGGAAGCGTCCAACGCCGCCGCCATCGGGGTGCTGCAGTCCAGCAGTTCGGACATCAACGGCCGGCTGACCAGCACCGCGCAGAACGTGGTCGACCTGCAGGCGCTGACGCGTCTGGACCTCGGAAGCCTGGTGCGCGACAGCCAGATGAGCAAGGGGGGCTGGTGGGGCATTAACCGTGAGGCGGCGTCGGCCGCCGGTGTGCCCGCCAATGCGCCCACGCCATTCGTTGGGCACCACATGGGGCGCGACGCCGGCGAAGGCGGGCAGTCCTTCGCCGTGCGGCGGGGCGAGCGCTACTGGGTCACGGCAACGGTGGCCAGCAACAACGCCACGTTGCCCTACACGGTGGGCTTCCACTTCATCAATCCCGCGACGAACCAGCACCACTGGCACGCGGCCGATTCCACCTACTCGACGGCGGGCGCATGGAAGCGGCTTGAGGGCGAGGCGCCGGCACCCGACTGGGCGACGCAGATGGAGGTGTGGCTCCAGATCGGTGGCATGGGCGACCTGTCCGGCGAGGGCTGGTACGTCACCAACGTGGACGCCCGCAACATCGCGAGCCAAGGCGTCACCAAGGCGGCGATTCAGGCGCAGGCTGCGGCCAACCAGGCGACCAGCGCGCGGGTCGACCAGCAGGGCAGCGACCTCGCGGCGCAGGCCGCCAGCGTGACGCAGCTGAAGGCGCGCGCGGACGGGATCGACAGCAGGGCGGCCACCATCGAGCAAAGCCTGTCCGTCACAGCGACCACCGCAGGCAAGGCGCTCGCCCGCTACACCTTCCGGCTCGATGTCGACGGCCGCATCAGCGGCATGGTCTACGACAACGACGGGCAGATCAGCCGCATGGCTTTCCTGACCGACGTCTTTTCGATCGGCTCACCCGGGTATGCCGACAAGCCCGTGTTCACGGTGGGCACCGTCGGCGGCGCCGGCGCGCTGGGCTTCCGGGGGGACATGTACCTTGACGGTTCGATCACCGCGCGGTCGCTGAGCGTCCAGCAGCTGTCGGCCATCACCGGCAACCTCGGCACGATCTACTCTGCAAGCATCGTCCTGCAGAGTGGGACGGACGGCGGCGGAGAGTATTGGGGCACGTTCCGCACGCACGGAAAGTGGTTCAACGACGGGCAATGGGGCTTTGCCTTCGGTCGCCGTGGCACAGACGGGGCCGTCGGCGTCGACATCACGGGGCCCACGATGGGCCTGCAGATGTTCACGTGGGCGAACCACTTCCGCCTCTTCGGGCCTGGCTTCGAACTCAACTCGTGGTCGGGACTCACCATCGGGCAGGCCGACGTCATCGACACGCTGCACGTGCGCGGCGGGGCCATCACCACGCCCTTTGCGGCTGGCGGCAATGGCGCCGCACTGGTCCAGATCGGAATCCCCGGCGGCCAGACGTGGCGGGTCGTTGCGATTGCCTGCACCACGGGTGGCGAGACACCGAGCAGCAATCAGCACTACATCCACATCGACCTGCGTCGGGGTGAGAACGACCAGATGCTCAGCTCCGACGGCCCGAACCTGCCGACCTACTACGTGCCGATCTCCGAGGAAGAGGCCGGCGGCCAAACGCATAGGCGCATGGGTGTCAACGCGACTTACCAGCGCGTCATGGACCTTGGCCCAGGCGTCTACAACATCTGGGGCACCACGCTGGTCGGCTGGATGACCCTCTCCGTCATCGTCGTGAAGAAGCCCTGATGGCCAACCCTTACACCATCGTCGACGCCGACGGCATCGTGGTCATGCATGGCCTGGTGCCCGGCTCCATCTTCAGCCTGCCGGTGCCCGACGGCTGCCGCATGCTTGCCATGCAGGGCGCGCCCGACAGCTACGTGCAGGGCGGCGTGCTGATGCCCATCGGGGAGGCGCCATCGCGGCATCACACGTTCGACCGACAGGCCAAGGTCTGGGTGTGTGTCCGCACCCTTGCCGATTACCGCGCCGACCAGCTGGCCGCCGTCAACGCAGCCTTCGAGGCGGCGAGCCAGGCGCTCACAGAGGGCTATCCGGCATCGGAGCGCCTGACATGGCCGATCCAGCAAGCCGAGGCGCTTGCCTGGGCAGCTGATCCGTTCGTATCCACGCCCTATCTCTACGGCCTGGCCGCGGCGCGGGGCATCGATGCCGGCGAGCTGTTGCGCAAGACGCTGGCGAACGTCGAAGCATGGATGGCTGCGAGCCAGCAGCTCATCGGGCGCCGGCAGGCGCTGCGTGATGCCATCGCCGCGGCGGCCACGGTCGAAGCAATCCAAGCCATCACCTGGGAAGGGGGTGCATAGCGACACATCCCCACCACCTCCACGCCTTCGCTACCTCAACCAACTAAGGAAATTTGAACCATGTCCAAGATCATCGCCCTGCATAAGCCGCTCACCGACGCGGCCACCGGCGCACCCGTCACGCACTTCGTCATCAGCCAGTACACCGTGGTGGTCGATGGCACCAAGAGCCAGGCTGTCCTGCAGGGCTACATCAGCGCCGAGGCCAAAGCCGCCGGCAAGCGCCCGCTGGCGCACATCGCCCAAGACGTCGCCGGCACGCCGGAAGGCGACACGCTGCAGTGGCTGTACGGTGAACTGCTGAAGGTGGAGACGGGCGACCTGGCCGGCGCGGCTGCAGTGCTCGAAGAAGCGCCGTCGACCGCAGCCGAGGCTGCCTGAGCCTGCAAGGGAAAGCGGGCGAAGACCCGCAGGGAGGAAAAAAGACAGGGCGAATGCTTTCGGTGTTGCAGCACCTCAAGCACCCGCCTCCGCCGTGACGACGCACGGCATCGACCAAAGACCCTGCCACCTGGTACCAGGCGGGGCGGATGATAGGTGATGCCCGATGTACGAGATTCGATGCGGCCAGTGCCGGCGCAAGCTGGCCATGGCCGATGCAGGGAGCGTAGAGATCAAGTGCCCGCGCTGCGGGACGTTGAACCACTGGAGGGCCAGCACCGCTGATCGCGGCGGACCGAGCCCCACACCAGCGCGCCAGCGAGCGCCCTTTCAACAGAAGGACGTTCATGACGCAGAAAAGCCCGCTCGCATGGCTGGGTGGCAAGAGCCGCCTCGCCGATCAGATCATCGAGCGGATGCCACCCCATGAGACCTACTGCGAGGTGTTCGCAGGGGCCGCCTGGGTGCTCTTTAAAAAGCCGGAAAGCAAGGTCGAGATCATCAACGACATCAACTCCGAGCTGACCAACTTGTACAGGTGCGTGAAGCACCACCTGGCCGAGGTGGTGCTCCAGTTCCGATGGATGCTGGTGGCCCGCGACGACTTCGACCGCTTCCTGCGGACGCCCGCCGACTCGCTCACAGACATCCAGCGGGCGGCGCGCTTCTTCTACCTGGCCAAGTCCAGCTTCGGCGCCAAGATCCACAAGCCGACCTTCGGCATCGCGGCCACCGGCGCCCCTCGGTTAAACCTGCTTCGGATCGAGGAGGAACTGTCCGATGCGCATGCGCGCCTGGCGCGCGTGTTCATCGAGAACCGCCCCTTCGACCAGGTGCTGCAGCGCTTCGACCGGCCAGGCACGCTCTTCTACGTCGACCCGCCCTATTGGGGCTGCGAGAAGGACTACGGCGAGGGTCTGTTCACCCGTGACGACTTCGCGCGCCTGGCGGCCCTTCTGGGGGCCTGCAAGGGCAAGTTCATCCTGAGCCTCAACGACACGACCGGCGTGCGTGAGACCTTTCGGGACTTCAGGATTGAGCCGGTCAAGACCCGCTACTCAATCTCGGGCACAGCGAAGCAGGAGGTGGGCGAGGTGCTCATCACAAACTTCAAGCCGGGGCGCAGTGGCTGAGTGCGGCGGTCTGGCTTGGTTGCTGGCCGGCGCCGTCAGAGCGGTACTGGCGGCGTACCAACCCAACCCCGAGCCTCCATGAAGACCCAGACCACCGACACCGGCCTCAGCCTGATCCAGGCGCAGAGGGAGCCCACTGCCGCAGCGGCCTACCAGGCGCACCAGGCGAACATCGCGATCATCCTGGCCGCGCTGCATGACCGCCTTGCGGCGCATGCCGAGCGGGCGGCGGCAGATCCGACGAATTGGGGCTTCGCGGGCGACCTCGGGGCGATCCAGGGCCGGCTGTTGGAAGCCACCGAGTTCATGCCGCCTGTACGCTGAGCGCCGCGTCAAGCGGAAACAGGGCCCCTTCGGGGGCCTTTCTGCTGGCCCGGTTGCCGGCTATGCACACGCTCTACTGGTGCGGCAGGGTAATGTCTTCAGACAGGGCAGGCGGGAGCAAATCGGCTCTCGCTGCGGCCCAATGCCAGACTTCATTTCCGTCACGCTTGCCCATGCGCAGTTCGAACGTGATGAAGACCCAGCCCAGCAGCCGGGTGTAGATGGTCACAGGCACTGGGCTGTCCTGGCCCCTGCCGGCGTAGGGAAGCTGATGAGCGGCGGCCACGACGTCGTCTGCACGTACTGCCCGCAGGATTCCCTCTTCAGTCAT